CGTACTAAAACAATCAGAAAATGATTTGTTAAAAAAAATGGCTACAGGTTTTTACAAAGAAGTAGAACTGATGAAGCCAGAAAAAAAAGATAACAAGATTAAAGATAAGTACAATGAGTTAGAAGGTGTTAAAGCTGTTGAAACAAATGACTACATCTACAGTGTTTTAGAAATGCATGTTGATTTAGATTTATCTGATTATATCGCAGAAAACGAAGAAGATAAAATTAATATTAAAATTCCTTACATTGTAACTATAGAAGAATCTACAAGAAAAATTTTATCTATTTATAGAAACTATAAAGAAGGTGATGCTAAATTTACAAGAAAAGAATATTTTTCACACTTTAAATTTTTACCAGGATTAGGTTTTTATGGCTTTGGTTTAATTCATATGATCGGTGGCCTGTCACGAACAGCAACTACTGCATTAAGACAGTTACTAGATGCAGGTACATTATCTAACTTACCTGCTGGATTTAAGTCTAGAGGTATGAGAATTAGAGATGATGACCAACCAATACAGCCTGGAGAGTTTAGAGATGTAGATGCACCTGGCGGAAACATCAGAGATCAGTTTCAATTACTACCTTTTAAAGAACCAAGCACAACTTTATTTAACCTTTTAGGTTTTTGTGTGGATGCTGGAAGAAGATTTGCATCAATTGCTGACCAACAAGTAGGCGATGGCAACCAAGCGGCGGCAGTTGGTACTACAATTGCACTTTTAGAAAGAGGTTCTAGAGTAATGTCAGCTATTCATAAGCGTTGTTACTATGCAATGAAGCAAGAATTTAGACTTTTAAGTTCAGTTATTGCTGAATACCTACCACCTGAGTATCCATACGCAGTGTACGGGGCTGAGAGAGTCATTAAAGTACAAGATTTTGACGATCGAGTAGATATTTTACCGGTTGCAGACCCAAATATCTTCTCAATGTCGCAAAGAGTGACCTTAGCACAGACACAATTGCAAATTGCTCAGTCAAATCCACAACTTCACAACTTACATGAGGCTTATAGACGTGTTTATGAAGCTTTAGGTACTAAAGAAATACCTCAAATACTAAAACCAGACCCAAAACCGTTTCCAAAAGACCCTGCAATAGAAAATATGGAGGCATTACAGTCATTACCAATGACAGCTTTTCCAGAACAAGACCATGATGCACATATTGCAGCGCATTCTGCGTTTATGAGAACTAGAATGGTTCAAATTAACCCTATGGTCTATGCAAATTTACAAGGACACATCTCTCAACACGTTTCTATGAAAGCTTCTGCTGAAGTTATGTCTATGATGCAACAAGATCCACAAATGATGGAGTTGATGCAACAAAATCAACAACAATTTAGAGCAATATTTGATTCAGAGACAGCAAAAAGAATTGCACAGATAACTGCAGAGCTTGCACAGAATGAAACTATGATGGATAACCAAAAACAAGATCCTGTTGTTATGTTAAAACAAAGAGAATTAGATTTAAGAGCTATGGACTTACAAAGACGGGTTGAAGAGGGTAATATGAAGATAGAAAATCAAGAGGGTCAGTTTGATGAAAGATTAGATTTTGATAGATTAAAATTAGAAACAAATGATGAGCAATCTGATAAGAGATTAGAACTTGCTCGAGAAAAAATGGAGAAACAAAATGAAAAAAAAGCACGGACTGGAAAATAGTTATAAAAAATTAAGAATGGGTGGAATGTTCTACTCTAAAGGTGGCGGGGCAGACATGTCTACTAAACAAAAAGCAATTGCAGCTAAAGCACCACCTCCAAATGTATTAGATGGAAAAGACCTTGCAGTTCTTAGAGCAGAAAAGGCAAAAGGCAGAGGCATGGGTCTTCAAGACGAAAAATTAAAACCAGGTAAAGTACAAAAAGCATTTATGGGATTAGCTGTAGAAGCAATGAAAAAAGCAAAAGACAAAGGTGCTAAACCTATTGAATTATTATCTCCTGTAGCAATGGCTAAAAGATTTTTTACTAAAGGTGGAAAAGTTAAAAAATAATGACCACCCTATATAGACACAAAGTTTCTGGCAAAAGATCAGGGCCACCACCTAAACGTGGCCCAAACCCCCAAGTGCCTCCAGTAAAATTAAACAAAGGAAGCAAACAAGTGGTAAAAGCTGGTTATCATAGAATGCCTGATGGTAGTATTATGAAAAACAGTGCTCATAAGGGGTATAAAAAATAATGTGGTTTCAAGCAATAAAATTAGCAGTTTCTGCTGGAAGTAAAATTTACGCAAACAAACAAAAAGCTAAGATGGCTATGTCAGATGCACAACTATTACATGCAGAAAAACAAGCCCGAGGTGAAGAAGCTTACCAAGGAAAACTTTTAGAAGCACGTCAATCGGACTGGAAGGACGAGGCGGTTCTCATAATTTTATCGACCCCCGTGTTAATTTTGGCGTGGGCAGTCGTATCGGATGACCCGACAGCGATGGACAAGGTGAAATTATTTTTTGATATGTTCTCTCAACTCCCGAGCTGGTTTACAAATCTCTGGATTCTTGTCGTGGCGAGTATTTATGGGATAAAGGGAACTCAAATATTTAGAGGAGGCAAGAAATGAACCTAGAAAGAGACTTACAAAAACTTAAAAAAGAAAAACAGATGAAAGAATCTGCTATTGCTCAACTTAGAAAAAGAAGTAGAGATTCAATTGCTAGACCAAAAGCAGAAAAAAATATTTTATCAACTGATCCAAGAATGCAAAAAATATAAGCTATTTACTTTTGCTATAATTAATATATAACCCTTGTATGATTCAAGGTGATAGTACAGAATACGAAATCTTAAAAGAAGCTTGTAATACTTTAGAAAGTGATAATTTATTTACTGCGGAGATTGGCGTAAGAGAAGGAAAAGGTTCTCAAATAATATTAAACGAATTAAGTGAAAAAAAACATTGGCATATAGGTATAGACCCCTATGGTAATTTAGATTATCAACATTATGATAATTCTGGTTCTTATACAGCTGATTATACCAACACCATGAAGCAACAATTAATTAAAGATTTAGATTATCCAAATTTTACTTTGTATCAATTAGGTGATGATGAATTTATGAAACGTTTTGAAGACGGAGTTCCTATTTACAGAGACAAAAAAGAATTAAAAACAAACTATGATTTAGTCCATTTTGACGGACCCCATAAAACAATTGATGTTATTAAAGAATCAATTTTTTTTGGAGAAAGATCTCATGCTGGCACGGTGTTTGTTTTTGATGACTATCCAAAATTTGATATGGATGCTGTATTAAAAATTATAGTAAATGAATATGGTTTTATGTTACTTAAACAAGGTAAAAATAAGATATCACTAAAAAGAAATTAATGATTATAGACTATCCATTAGTAAGAAGAGTAGCAGAAAAAAGAGTAGAGTCTTTAAAAGACACTTTAGTGTACTCCGTTGACAATTTAGAACAATTACATTATATTAGAGGACAAATCAAAGGCCTAGAGTCTTTGCTTCAGGATCTTAAAGACCTGCAAGAAAAACAGGAGCTACTAAATGACAAAGAACTTAGAGACTTCAAAGGAAGTACCTAAAAAAAAAGAAGCATTACTTGATGCTTACAAATCCAAAGATGAAATCAAAGATACCCAGTTAGACGCTAAAGCTGTTGAAGGTAACAAAGACCTTTTAGATAGATTACCTACACCAACTGGTTATAGACTTTTAGTTTTACCATACGCTGGTCCTAAAAAAACTAAAGGTGGACTTTATCTTTCTGACACAACTCAAGAAACAATACAGATGACTACCGTATGTGCATATGTATTGAAAATGGGGGATCTTTGCTACAAAGACAAACAAAAATTTCCAGAAGGCCCTTGGTGTAAAAAGGGTGATTGGATTATTTTTGGACGTTATGCTGGATCTAGGTTCAAAATAGAAGGCGGAGAAGTTCGTATCTTAAATGATGATGAAATAATCGCTAAGATAAATAATCCGGAGGATATTTTGCACGCATACTAACACATACGCAATTAAACAGGAGCTACTATGGAAGACACAGAAAATATAAAAAATCCAGAAGTTGAATTAGATACTGATGGAGTAAAAGAACAAACACTTCAAGTTGAAGAACAACAAGTTGAAGTTTCAGAAACTGAATTACCAAAACAAGAAGTTGATTTAGGTTATACAGAACCTAAACCTGAAGGCATTGAAGGTATTAAAGTTGAAACAATAAAAGAAGAAATTAAACCAGAAATAAAAGAAGATAGTCTTTCTGATGTTTCTGAAAAAGTTAAAAGAAGAATAGATAAATTAACTTTTAAAATTAGAGAATCTGAACGAAGAGAAAAAGCTGCTTTAGATTATGCTAAAGGTTTAAAAAATCAACTTGATGATACTAAAACTAGATTTTCAAAAACTAGTAAAAGTTACATAGAACAATTTTCTGCTAGGGTTATAGCTGAACAAGAAGATGCAAAAAAAGCTTTAAGAGATGCTATTGCAGATCAAGATGCTGATAAAATAGCTGATGCAAATTCTAGAATAGCTACATTAGCCGTAGAAGCAGAAAAAGTTAAGATGACACAAGCCGAAGAAGACGCTAAAGAAGAAATAGCTAAATCTGAAGCTAAAATAGAACAACCAATACAACAAGCACCTCAAGCAAATGTTGCTCCACCTTCTAGTAAAGCCAAAGGATGGGCTGAAAAGAACGAATGGTTCGGTAGCGATAAAATCATGACAAGTGCAGCGTTTCAAGCCCATAACGATCTTGTAGAGCAGGGGTTTGACGCAGAGAGTGATGAGTACTATAATGAAATTGATAAAGTTATGAAGGAAAATTTTCCTCATAGATTTAGTCAACCACAGGAGCAAAAGAAACCCGTCCAAACTGTTGCTTCTGCACAAAGAAATCAAACCGGACGCCGATCAGTGAAACTCACCAAGTCACAAATAGTTATCGCTAAAAAACTAGGGGTGCCACTAGAGGAATACGCAAAATACGTGAAGGAGAATGCAAATGGATAATATCAAAAGAACCTCACGCCAGTCAGAGACTAGGCAACAAGAAAAAAAACCTAGCGCTTGGGCTCCACCATCGAGTTTAGACGCACCACCTGCACCACAGGGTTATGCACATCGTTGGATACGAACGAGCATAGCAGGGTTTGAGGATACAGCTAATGTAACCAAAAAACTTAGAGAGGGTTGGGAATTTGTAAGAGCAGAAGAAATGAAAAATTCTGCTGATATACACAAGTACCCAATTATAAATCAGGGACAGTATCAAGGGTGTATAGGAATCGGTGGCCTTGTGTTGGCAAGGATACCTGAAGAGATATTAAAAAGCCGTGCTGAGTACTTTGATAAAATTACTCAAGACCAAATCGAAGCGGTTGATAATGATCTAATGAAGGAACAACGACCAGAAATGCCAATCAATATTGATAGGCAATCTAGAGTTACCTTTGGTGGTAGTCGTAAAAAATAGTTTTTTTGCATTACCTACCGAGTTAGCTTGGAGTTAAACTAAACATAAAACGGAGAAAACAACTATGGCAAATCAACTAGAAAAGTTCGGTCTAAGACCGCACAGAAAACTAGACGGTACACCATTAGTAGGTGCTCAAAACAGATACACAATTAAACCAGGCTATGGCACTGCGATTTATCAAGGTGACTTGGTAGTTCCTGTTTCTACAGGAAACATCGAAAGACATACTGCTGGAAATGGTGCTGCTGTTGTGGGCGTTTTTAACGGAGTTTTTTATAACGATCCAACTACTCAGAAACCAACTTATAAGAATTACTACCCTGGTGGAGTTACACCAACTCAAGGCGATCTTACTGCCTTTGTTGTTGACGATCCAGATGCAGTATTCTTAATGGATGCGGATCAGAGTTTTGTTAGAGCGGATTTGTTTAAAAACTATCACGTTACAAACACTACTGGTGTTACACAAACAGGAATATCAAAAGTACAACTAGACGTTAGTTCTTCTGGAACTAACACAACGTTTGTTGTTCAAGCGATAGACATTTCACAAGATCCTGATAACTCAGATGTGACTGTGTCTAATGCTAACATTCTTGTTAGAATCAACAACCACTTCTTTAGAAGTGGAACAGGTATAGCGTAATAAAGGAGAATAACTATGGCAATATCACGAGCACAGCTAGTTAAAG